ATAATATCCTATGATAAATACAAGGCTTGTAACCCTGCTTCAGTAACTGTTATATTTGTAGAACTTGAAGTACCATCACCTGCAGTATATATAGCAAGTTCTTGACCTGCTGTTGCTGTTACTACTATTCCAGTTGCTGCTACTGATACTTTGTCTGCTCCGTTAGTAAACTTAGCAATTTGAAACTGTCTTGTTGAAAGTACTCCATCTAAACTATACTTAAATGTATAGGCACTTCCTGTACTAACAGAGGCTGTTGTAAAGTTAGCCCAAAAACTAATGTAGTAATTACCTGCTTTCTCTAAATTGATATGTCCACTTCCTGGAGTAGTTGTTAGAACATTAGTAACTCCTTCTGTCCACTCACCTACAGGGTTTAGTAAAGTATAAGCACTAGCGGCAGCTAAAGTATGTACTGTCGTACCTCCTGCAACGTATATCTCTGCAATAGGATGCTCTGAAGGAGAAGCCCATGCACCACCACCTGCACCATCAGATATAAATACTTGTCCATCTAAAGCAGTATCTTGACCTTCTACAGGATAGGTCCAAGAACCTCCTCCTGCTCCATCTGCAATAAATACGTGTCCATCAAGAGCTGATGGAAAACCTGCTAAAGGTGCAGGTACTGTCCAAACGCCAGAGCCACTTCCGTTTGCTACATAAAGGCTATTGCTTGCAGCAGTTGCTACTCCCTTTGGCTCATGTATATCAGGGTCAGCAATAATATTATGTTGTATTGTCATTTTAGTTCCTGTATTAAATTAGGGAAGGAAGGCACTCCCGTGAAAGAATGCCCTCTCTTCAAGGTATTACTTATCGTAGACGTATTCTACAACGAGTCGTGCAGTACCTGTGGTAGCAGCACTTGATACAACAAGTTCTAGAGCAGCAGCTAGTTTAGCTCCTACTAAAGCACCTGCTGAAACATTAACTTCGCCATCTGTAGCTAAGTCAACGTCATCAAAGAAGCCTACTAAAGCTCCAGTAGTACCTACATCCATTGTAGCATCCCATACTGAATCAGCAATAAGAGTTGCAGAGATGATAGAAGCACCTGCAGGAATAGCATACTCCAAGTTTGAAGCTCCTGCTACTGGTAGGTTATCCCAAGACCAATCCCATTGGGCACGTTTTACAATACCTGTGCCTTTTGATTGTGCACCTTTTGAACCATCAGTAGTTCTAACTCCGTAGTGATTAGCTACACCACGTTTAGCATCTATTTCATAAGTCATGTTTTTTCTCCTTAATAATTAGATGGGTGAGTTAGAATCACACCAAGAGTGTCAACTCTTTGTGCACCAAAGCCGAACCTAGAAGTAACCTGATATTTATCAGCTCTTTCTTCTTGGTCTCTCCAACCTTCAGTTTGCGGAGCTCGTCTCCAAGCGTGCATAACTGGCTTACATGAGTCATCTGCAATACACATGAACACGTTAGCTTTATCGCCAACTGCAGCTGTTTCTGATGTCAAGCCATAGCCTGAAGCATTAATAGCTTCTGTTGCAGTTAATGATGGAAGGAAGTTAGAAGTATATACATCCCAACCAAAGATGTTCTTAACGAACTTATGGTCACGAGCAAAGCCTTCTGTTACAATACCTTCAAACATTGGGTTGTTAGAAACGCTTACTAAGTTAGAAATGCTATTTAGTGAAGCTTCAACAACTGGGTCAACGATTGCAATACGACCACCTGCAGGAGCATTAGCTTTATCGAAAGCAAGTTTCATAGAGATAAAGTCTGACAAAGTGATTGTACGTGCGTTAGCAGCAGCAGAACCAACCCATCTATGGGGTCTGCCGTTTACTAAGTTAAGACCTGCTGCAGTTTGAGCAGCGTTAGCTACTGAAAGCATACGTGATTCATGGTTTTCACCAAGAGCACGTGTTGATTCCATTGCACGCATAGCCATTAATGTGTCTACTTGTGCACCATCTTCACGAAGGTCATCAGAAACTTTCCAAGCATCACCGATGTAATCAGTAATAGAAAGGTTTAATGTACCTGTGTCGATTGGTGAGAAGTTTAGTGGTGTATCTTCAGCAGCATCTTGTAGAGTTACTGTACCAACTGTTTTAATGTTAAGTGTAGTGCCTGAACCAAAGTCAGATACGTCACGATACATTCCTTCTGGAAGAAGGTAGTCATGTAAGTTCTCTAGGATAAACTGAGAATACTGTTGAGCTTCAATAAAAGCTGTAGTATTTCCTGTTAATTGTGACATTTAAGTCTCCTAATTTAAGTTTGAGATTTTACTTTTTCGCCTGCAGCTTTCCATGCTTTAACTAAATCTTTAGTACTTGCACCTCTAGGAACTCTAGCTGTATTTTCTACAGGAGTACCAGTTAAGGATTGAGTATTAATAGAACCTTTTGTTGTAGTACTGGTAGTAACTGCACCATTAAGTCCTGCAAGTTTTAGTACGGCATTTGGAGATGTTGCAGCCAAATTGTTTAGTTGTTGAACAGTTAGTCCTGCTTCATTAGCAATCTGATTGTAAGCAGCTTCAGCAGTAGCACCAAACTTCTCAGTAAACTTATTAGCTACTTGTGAAGCATTAGTTTTAGCTTTAGTTGCTTGCTCTCGTTTTTCTATTGTTGAAGACACTAATTGTTCTAATGTATCTTGATTGACTTCAGCACTTGGAGTGGTATTCTCTACTGGCTGAGCACCAGACTTGATTTCATCTAGAAGTTCTTGAGTTGTTTTACGCTTAGTTAGTTCTTCTTTTACTAAAGCTAATTCAGACTCTAAAGTCTCAATATGCTTTTGTGCATGAGGAACTGATTTAAGTGCATCTTCAGGACTCTGGTACTTCTTACCTTCACCTACAAACGCTTGAGCTTCGGTCGGAATCTCGAATGTTTTAGGTGCAGTATCTACTGCTTGAGCCTCTTGGGTAGTTGGCTCTGCTTGTTCTTGTTGTACTTCGTTACTTGTTTCTTCACTCATTACTACTCTCCTTTGTCAGGTATGAGATTTAAAACTTTAGTAAATGCTTTTTGTAATCCAAGGTGATAGGCTTGAAACTCAGACCATGCAGGAGAAGTAAAAGAATCTTCATCCATACATTTTCTTTGTGACAGTTCTATCTGTTCTTTAAAATACTTGTTAAGTTCTTCAAAGACCTGATTCTTGGTCAGACTCTTAGCCTTTTCTGATTTTAAATCCATAGTTTATAAATATTGCTTTAATTAATCATACTAGATATAATAATATATAAATATTAAATAACATTATAATAATATTATATCATACTTTTTATAAAAAGTCAAGTTATATTACGCTTCAGGAGGAACCTCAGAAGGCATTTGAGCTACCTGTCCTTCTAATTGCTGCTCTTGTCCTGCTAACATCATCTCATCCATACCAGGTTGAGCTTGTTCTGCTTGCATACTAGCTTGAATTTGTTGTTGTAATTTAGCTGTTTCTCCTTGTTCGAAGAGTGCTACATTATCTTTAATAAATTCATACTGTTCAAAGCCCATATACTCTTCTACCATTCCTGCTAGACGTTTAGCTGAGATATGTGGAGCTATTACTTGTCCCATAGGACTGTTAAATAGACCTAACATATTCTGTATTAACTGAGCTCTAGCTGCATAGTGCCTTGCACCAATAGGTCGTAATCTACCTCTAGCAGTGATATCTTCCTTAGTAATAGACATGAAGTCTTGTACACCAAGGTCGTCATCAATTGTTCTAGCTACTTCTGCAACATCTAAGTTACGTTTAGCCATTTCTAGCATAGTATTAAGAACAGGCTCTAAAAACTCAATTTCAAACTTATTAATCTTATGTTGAAAGATTCTAGAAGCAGCATTTTGTAATTGCTGTACTTCAAAAGCTGTCTTTTCACCAGGACTTCTAAAGCCCATAGCTTCTTTAGGAGCTCCTGCCATCTCTTCCATGAGTTGAAGTAATACACCTATCTCATTATTTACTTGGAATGCGGCTGCATTAGGAGGCATAGCTTCTACATCACCATCTTCTGGTATATGTATTGTAGCTTCTGGTCTCCACTCAAAGGGTTCTACATCACCTTTAATCTTTAAGGGAGGATGTATAGTCATATCAAGTGCATCGGCTTTTAAGTTTTCTAAATGGTCTACACGATACTGCATACCTACTAGATTGTCTAAAGGTCCCATACAATAAAGGTTATCAGGTCTACTTCTCCAACCTACATGATGTTTATTATCTCTACGTAAGTAAGATGGATTCTCTACATTACGAATAATATAACTTCTATCTACAATAGTAATGATACGTCTTTCTAAAAGTTCATCATTAACTTCATCATATATATCACCTTCAAACTCTAGTATTTCTACTAAACCTGATTGATAGTATTCTTGTAGTGTACCAAAACCATCAACAATAAATGCTTCTGCTTTATTGACATCTTCTTGTCTAAATGAACTAATAGTTCTACGGAAGTCCATAGCCTTTTTAAATGCAGCATCATCATAGTTAAGGTCTGGTCTATACTTCATATCTTTTTTAAGCTCACCAACAGTTTTCATATAACGTGTAAACTTAGGTGATTCAGCAAAAGTAGTTGCTGTTGGATTAAATATTATATCAAAAGGAGATACTCGTACTAATTTAGGACCACGATAAGTAACTACTTCTTCACCATCAAAAGGGTCAATATGTTTCTCATCTACAAACGTTACTTCACCAAAAGTATTACCATAGTCAATATAATCATAGAGTAAATCAGATACAGTTTCTCTAAAGTTGGATTCTTTTAGTTTTGTTTTAAGATAAGCTTCAATTGCTTTACGTTTCTTTTTAGTAGAATCTTTAAGGTTAGCTCCTTCCCACTTCATCCAGTTGTCATTAGGAAACAAAGCATCTAAATAATTAGCATGTAGGTTATCTCTAATCTGTGTAAGTTTAGGTAGAGTTGTTTTATTTTTCCAAGGAAGCTTAGAGTTTGTAGTCGTAGTAGTATCTGTAGCAAACAAGTAGTTTCTAAGTTCTCTCCACTCTGACTCTTTCTCTTGTCTTTGAATCCACCATTGATTATAAAGATGAGTAAGCTGTTTAGCTATACTGTCTCTTTCTTCAAATAGTTCTCTAATTTGTGCGACTTTACCTGCCATAATTTTTCCTTAGTAAGATACTCCGCCAAAGCGAGAGTGTGACATAACGTTTTTACTTATACTAAAAGCTCCTAGCCTTTGCTTAGGTATTACTGCAATTGATATTGCATTAGATAGGGCATCCTTAATATCATCGTGAGGAGGATGTACCATAACAAGCTCTTCTTCTAATGATTGACAATTACCACCTTTATAGTGCCATACTTGTAAGTTGTCATACTTAGGTTCAAGCACGGAACTTACCCTTTCAAACTTATCACCTAGACTTCGTGTTGGTCTAAACTCATCTATTGATAATGGTATTCCATTTGGTTTAAGATAACTTTCTTTTAGTTCTCTTACGATAGTTTGTTGGGCTACTGTTGTTTCAGCTCTTAGTTTTCTAAAACCCCACTTTTCCCAAGCTTTTAGAATGTGTTCATAGTAATCTACTATTCGTTCTGTTTTAAATCTGTCAATGTCTAGTACATAAAAATTACCTTGATGGTCTACACCAATGGTAACCAAAGCTGTAAAGTCAGCCTTCTTTCTTAACGAGAAAGCGAAGTCAATCGCAGCATACACGTTCAACTTCCTATCTCGTAGATACCAATCACCTTCCTTATTTGTTAGTACAGCTCTATCATAATACTGAAAATTATCAGAGTTAATTCTAGCGGTTTCTGTACTATTAGGGTTATTGTAGTATTGAGCGTAGAACTGAGTAGAATCGATGTACTTTGCTTTAATCCTAGCCAGTTCTTTCGCATCAAATCCAAACTGCTTACCATCATCTCTTTTTTGTTTAGTCCAGAGGAACTCACCATCAGTTTCAACTACTCTTTGGAAAAGTTCGTAAACCTCTTCTTCAGATATTAAATCACCTCCTTCATCGTAATGTTGTTCTTTGATGTTTATCATGGTGTCATAGATATCACGTGGATGATAACGTGTACCTACTACCCATTCATAAGCACCAGGATTCTCAATAGAAGCTAACTGTGAATACGCAGAGGCAACTTTATCTCTGCCATCTTCTGTGTACGCATTACCTGGGACCACAATATCGTCAAGTACAACGACATCAGCATGGAACCCAGTAGTGTTGCTTGTAAGACCAACAGCTTTACATGTAGCATCTCGAATACCCTCCAGTTTACGTTGAGGATGGTCAACAGCAATCTCTGCTACTGCCCACTTTTCTCTCTTCCCTTCTTCAGGGTGAATCATCTCAGACCAATAACGTCTGTAGATAGGTGAATCAATAATTTGTTTTATTGCATATAGTTGTTTCTCAGCCAAGTCTGCTGTAGCTGATACATAGAGTATGGTTGTTTCAGGATGTTTAGTGATATGCCAAGCTGTTCTATAAGCAACCAACTTACTCTTCATATGTCCACGAGGCAGTAAGACTAATTGGTTCTCTTTAGCTTCACTCCTACCCCACCATTGTATTAACTCTTCATGTATAGCACCTAACATTAAATGTGGTGCAACTAACTTAATAAAGACTAGCAAGTCAGCTTCTGCTAACTGTCTTATTTCATCTACTTTACTCATTAAGCTTTCTTCTTAGTTTTCTTTTTACCCCAGTTCTTTTTCATATCTGCATATGCTTTAGGACTAACTGTAGATTTTGTTTTACTTCTACTTGTTCCTGCTTTTTTTCTTTTATTTATATTTTCTACTAGGCTCATATTATGACTTCTTATGTTTGTTAGCAAAATTGCGTGCTGCTTCTACTGAACCAAAACCCCAAGCTTTTAATGCTAGAGCTTTACGAGTAGGTTCTCCATTAGGTTTTTTCATAGGTCCTGCCATTCCTGCAAACCTTGCTGCAAATGATACTCGTCTAGGATTAGTTCCTGACTTAACTGGTGCTTTAAGATTAGACCCTTGTGCTTTTGCACTAGCTCTTCCCTTAGCGTTTAAACCACCTTTAGGATTCTGTCCTTCTTTTCTTGTCCATGCAGGACTCTTAGGTTTACTCATAAGCTCTTACTCCATCTTTAGTTATTGCAAAGGTTTGTCTTCTAGCCATCTCTCCTTCTGCAGGAAAGGCTATGTGAATCCAGGAACCATACTCATAGATTAACTGGTCCCATTCTATCCCAGACTCAGCAATACAACGCATGACATCATCAACGCTGCCGAACCCAGGGCAAGTCCAATCAGCAGCAAGTCCTCGAACGTGAAATGAAGTATCTTTACTGCGAAGAGCCCTATTAAGTTGCAGGCTACGATAACCACTAGATATTCGTATAGCATTCCCATCGAGTTTAGTACGGACATGTTCTAATCCTTCTGCTAATGTTTTTAAATTCTTTAACGCTTCTTCATCTGGCGTATTGTTTATGTCTAATCTTACTGCGGTATTACTAAATGTTAATTCTTCTAATGTAAAGTGTGGAGTTATCCTTGTCACTTAGTTATTCCTTTTGTTTTTTCGTATGTTCTAAGACCTGCTAAACCTAACATAGCAAAGGTAAGTTCTAATAAAGCATTAGTATCAAACTTAGGAAGTGGTACAGCTACTCCGTATACTGCTGCTAACCATTCTGCTATAGGTCCTAGTAAGAATATCCAAGCAAATCCTAAAGCAGCAACCCATCCTAAACATGGTCTCCAACCTGCTACAAAGAC